ATTTAGACGTTGGTGTGTACTACGGTGACCGTAAGGAACTAGGGCGGTTCAACACCATAGCGACATGGCAATCACTGAACGTTCTCGAAAAGAAAAGTAAAGACGAACACACAACGGATTTCTTGGAAGCAATACAAGGCATCAACACAGTGATAATCGACGAGGTACACATGGCCAAGGCAGATGTGCTGAAGAGACTATTGACAGGACCGTTCGCACACTGTGGCATACGTTGGGGACTAACAGGAACCGTGCCAAAAGCAGATTATGAATTCATGGGTCTAAAGTGTAGTATTGGAGAAGTATCTAATAGGATACAGGCCAGCGAATTACAAGACAAGGGTGTGTTGGCCAATTGCCACGTGAACGTGTTACAAACACAGGACCATCCACAGTTCAAAACATATGGTGAAGAACTAAAATGGCTTACAACAGATTCTAATAGAATGACATGGGTGGCCAAAACCATCCAAGACATAGCAACATCAGGAAACACATTGATACTAGTAGACAGGATATCTGCAGGTGAGATACTTGAGAAGAAGATAAAAGACGCAGTGTTTGTTTCCGGATCAACTAAAAACACAGACAGGAAGGAACAATATGATGAAATATCTACTGCAACAAATAAAGTTATTATCGCCACATATGGAGTTGCCGCTGTTGGTATTAATATTCCTAGGATTTTTAATCTTGTTCTCATAGAACCAGGTAAGTCATTTGTCAGGGTAATCCAGAGCATAGGTAGGGGAATCAGAAAAGCAGAAGACAAGGACAGTGTGCAGATATGGGATATCACCAGCAGTTGCAAGTTTGCGAAAAGACATCTCGGTGCAAGGAAAAAGTTTTACAAAGAGGCCAATTACCCGTATAATATAGAAAAGATAGATTATTAAAATGGAAACTGTAAATTACAATAATGTAAACGGTCATGGAAAATCGGTCTGGGACTTTAGTTTAAATCTTTATTTTTTATCAATTCTTAGACCAAAATTAAGTGTTGAATTAGGAGTATATAGAGGATCAACCTTTCAACTATTACATAACTTTTCAACAAAAGCAATTGGATTTGATACTGGAAAAGATTTTGGTAAGGGTGATTATCAAAAATATTGGGACCAAAATTGGAACATCAAAGTGATGGATACGAAAGACATCACGCCAAGCCATTTTGACAACGAACAAATAAATTTTGCTCATATTGATGCATCACATAAGTTTTTGGATGTTATTAGAGATTACGAGACAATATCAAATAATTTAGCAGTGGATGGAATCATTTGTATCGATGACTACATTACGCACCGAGACGTATTTACTGCGACAAATTATTTTCTGCGTGAGCACAGGGAGTTTAGTTTAAAATTCAAAGGTTTTGATCAAGCATACATAACACGCCCAGAAGGTGCAAAGTTAATAGATAAGGTTGTCTCTCGTTTTGATAATAAAATTTTGCAGACACTTAAAATTGAAAATACTTATTCAATGAATATGATTCCAACAAATCATCACACAGATGTGGACTTCGCTATAAAGACACAATCTAAAATATCTAGCGATCTTAAAAAATTTTATAAGGAGTTTAACGCATGAAAATACTAACTCTAGATAACAAAACATATAAATTGGAGAAGATACCCGAATGGGTTGACGAGAAGTTGAGATTTGCGGTGCTAGATAACTCAGACCCTTCGAACCCAGACTTCTTTTACATACCCTTAATTTTCTTAGAAAGTTTTAATGCACCCGCGGCGGTACTAGAGATTGGTCCACACAAGATAAAGATGCCACTTGATTGGAAGATGCTGATAGGAGAGGCAGGACAATCTGAGATGCATGTGCTACCAATTACAAGTCTGAATGACAGAGGATTCGACGCATTTGTTTTCAATCCTTTATCTAGTCCAAAGCCTGATTTCTATCCAATAGACGTTGTAGACATATACACCGAAGTAAAATGGTATTTTCCAAAAATCAAATCAGGGCAGATGTTAGCAGTGCCATTAAGCAATGGTCCTAGACCCATGTGTGCGTATTTTGTAAAGGATATTTCAAGACAGTGTGAACAGGTGGATTATGGCTCGGTCTGGTAGAAGATCTGTAACTATCACTGCACCAGTTATGATAACCAGCAATAAGATAGCAGTCTGGATGGATGAAAATTGGATGCATGATTTTTTTGATTTTATTAAAGAACATAAATTCAAACTTTCAGGTATGAAACACATGCAAAGGAAGTTAAAATTAACATTTACAAGTGCAAAAGAATGCACAATGTTTGGATTAAAATATGCCGGCAGACAAAAATAGAAAATTTTTCGATCTAAGGAATGGACTCAAAGCAGTCGACTTCAGAAACAAAGATTATTTTGATAGAATAGATGACAAGGAGAAGTCATTATACTCTCCATACATGCTGATGAGATACGTGTCAAGCACATCATCAAAAGATCAATTCTATGTAGAACATTATGTTGAAATGGTGAACGAATGTGTAAACAAGCACTGCTTCACACTAGGTAAACATAAAAAGTTGTTATGGATATTGACTGCCATGTGTGGAGCACTGCAACAGCAATTTCATCCATGGATAAAACCCATGAAGCGTGTGCCAAACAAAAGTTTGAAAAAACTACAACAGATATATCCAACCTGGAAAGAAGCGGACCTTGAAACACTAGACAAGATCATCACAGACAGAGAACTAGAGGAGTTAATTGAAGCACATGGCATCGACCAATAAATGCACGTACTGTGGCAAGGAATTTGCAAAGGCGAGGACACTTCAGGTTCACCTGTGCGAGCCAAAGCGTAGATATCTACAGCGTGATGAGAAATGGGTAGTGAACGCATTCATGGTGTTCCAGAGGTTCTATCAAATACATCAACACAATTCCAAACCAAAGACATATGACGATTTTGTCAAAAGTGCATACTACAATGCGTTTGTGAAATTCGGCAGATTCATAATGCACATCAATCCGTTGTATCCCGACAAATACATCGACTACGTTTTGCAATCGAAGGTCAAACTGGATCACTGGGCAAGAGACGATCTGTATGAAATGTATCTCGTAGAAGCACTAAAGACCGAACCAGTAGAGGCGGCCCTGCAAAGGAGTATCGCAACAATGATGGACTGGGCGACAGAGCAGAACGCACAGTGGAGTGACTACTTCCGACTTGTCAACACCAACAGGGCAGTGGCACACATACAACAAGGAAAGATAAGTCCTTGGTTGCTGTTAGGTTGCAACGCAGGCAAAAGGATGTTAAAATCACTAAACGACGAACAATTACAAATGATAGAAAAATTTATTAATCCAAGTTTCTGGCCAAGCAAGTTGAAAAGTTACCCAGCGGATCTAATGCTTGTGCAGGACACAGCAAGGGAGGCCAAAATTGTCTAAAGTAGATTTAGAAATAGCGGAAAATTTAGAATTCGAAGACGGTGATATTGCAATTACGATAAAACCTGATGGAGCAATAGGAAAGGTAATACTACCAAAGATGGATTTGAAAACCAAGAACAGTGCAGGATACAGAGCGATGCTAGACGTCGTGGAACTGTTAGCACCTGGTAGTAAAGAGGAGTTTTTGAAACATAACGAAAAAGAGAAAGGGAGCGTTCACTAATGCCTGATGTAGATATTGATTTCTTTGACCGAGACAATACGTTGAAATTGTTTAGACACACTCCTGCATCCATGATAAAGGACGGCAAGTCAGAGAAACACAAGACCGGAGTGTACTTCCACGCAGTACCAGAACATCCTGTGACAGGACACGCAAGTTTGGATTACAAACAAGCAGAGGACAGAGGTTACTTCAAAATTGATTGTCTAAATGTCAACATATACAAAGATGTGAAATCAGAACAGGAACTGGTTGAACTAATGATACAGGAACCAGACTGGGATATGTTAGATGATCCAAAGACTGTGGGAAACCTTTTTCACCTAAATGGCCATTTCAACATAGTGTCCAAACTGAAACCAAAAACAATAGAACAACTTGCGGCTGTATTGGCTATTATACGTCCAGCAAAAAGACACCTGATGCACAAAGAATGGAGAGACATAATGAAAGAAGTTTGGGTACGTCCAACAGACGGCTCGTACTTTTTCAAGAAATCACACGCTGTTGCGTATGCACAGGCCATAGTGGTGCAGATGAATTTGATATCAAAAGGTAAATATAGTTTTGATGCAACGTCAAAAAACTAAAAAAAAAATAGAAAATTATCTTAAGAAATCCAAACAAAAATCTACTTCTTCTCTTCGTTCAGAGTTTAAAAGTTATCAGCCGGATAGTCCTTTGACACAACACTATCTTACAACTGGTGCTATACTTCCTGAAAAAAAAGATTAGATCGGTCTTCTGACTAGTTGGATAGTTTTCCTCTTTACCCGTTTCTTCGATATTTCGGACAATTTAACTGTTGGTCCATGAACTATCTCAATGTCCTTTGAATTTAATGTAACCAGAGTTGAACGGAAATACCTAAATTCACCCTTAAGAAATATATTGATTGGTAATTTACGATTGGACTCGTGCCACCAAGTTTCACCACATTTGAGGAACTTCATCTTATCCTGGGGCATCATCAACCTGCCATAATCATAGAAACTAATCACATTGGCATCCTCATTCTGCACAATACCCACATACTCCAAATCGCCCTTTCTTATCAGGCTCAAAAATGGGAACTTGTCCCGGAGTGTGTTAAAAATCTCGTTCATTCTATATCTATAAATACTGTTAAATATGTATTATGCAAACAGTTTCAAGGTATTTACTATCACAGTTGGTAATCGC